TTAATTAACTCGTGTCTACGTCCTGAGTAAAGTAAAGGTTCCCATCCGTTACCTTGACTAATTTCAATGTAGAAATTCATGTATTTATTTGAAGCACTTGGTAAAGCATTGAATTGCATAGCTGTACTGTAAGATGAACTAACTAAGAATTCAATTTCACCTGTAGTTGAACTATAAGTAAACCCATCATTGTACAAAGTAGTACTTGGTTTAAATACAGTAGGCACTGTAGGTAATACTAATGTAGCGGGATGTACTAACTCAAGTGAAGGATACCAAGGCTTCTTATCTACACGTACTAGAATTGCTCCGTTTGTAGAATCCTGATTCAATACTGTAGCGACCTCTACATTGTAGTTAGGTTGCATAATCGGTACGCTAGTTAAATCACCTGCTGTAGTTTCAGAGATATACAAGATAGTCCCCGGTGAGTACATGCTAGTGTTTAAACCATTTACGTTACCTGAAATACAGACATATCCATAGTCATAAGCGTCAATAGTACCTGTGCAAATACCAATGGTACTTTCAGTATCAGCTTTAGAACTAGCTATTGTGAAGTCAATTGTAGGCCAACCTTGAAATGCTCCATTAATGTGAACAGCTTTACCATCTTGAATAACAAAAGGGTTATTGTTATAAACCCTAACCATTTGCTCTCTACTTAGACTTACTTTTACATTACTATCTTCGTTGTAGTAAGCCAAGCAATGATCTTTACTATCGTAGAATATCAGTCCTTCCTCGTGAGGAATATCTTCAAGTAACTGAGTATTAAATCTAATGTAATCAAATACTGGATTGACTGCTACAGTAACTGCTTGGTTAATATCTCCATCGGTCTCTACAGATTTAGTCAAGATTTGTTCACCTGTATCAAAGGTAAGTACTAGCTGATTCTTTTGATTGAAGTCAGCACTAACCAAGGTGCGTTGTTGATTAATAGGTAAAGCATTCTTACCTAAGAACTCACGTTGAATACTTCTCTGGATACTTTGCTGTACTTCTGGTTCTTGTACTTTGGCTTTCAATACAGCTAACACATGCTCTGGTACAACCCTAGAAGATACTTTAGAAGGCTTTAAACGACCCTCTAAGCTCTTTATACGCTGTAGACAAGCAAAGGTAGCTTCATCCTGCGATAAACCCTTAGAGATCGCTGTAGACGCTGCTAGGATACCTTCTTCAAGGATATGAGTAGGTTTACTCAAGATACTAGCTGGAAGGTTATCTCTTGAGTACCCTTGAGTCATATTGTTCCTTTAAGTGAACCCAAGGTTTAGGTTGGGTTTGTTATCCTTGTGATGAGGGGATTAGATTAGGCTACGCGCTTGACTGACAGAGCGCCGAGATAGCCAAACCGGCCGGTACTTACCCGGTCGTCGTTAGACATTTCAAACTCAATCATGCCAGAAGCATTTGGCGTCACTACAAAAGTCACGCTATTGGCCGTGGTGCCACTAGCAGGATTGCTTGCGCTGTACTGCTGAGTTGATCCGCCCACTGTTGGTGTGCCTGTCACGATGTCGATGCGGGTCATGCGGGTCAGGTCTGTGCTTGCGGTGCCGCGACTGCCGGACATGACTAGCTCATAAGATTTTGTTGGGTCCAAACGCACCACTGCATATTTAGCAACTGTTGTTCCAGAGCAAATACTAGACTGACTTAAATCAGCGCCGGTAAAGTACCCAGGAACGGAAAGTGCAGTATTCCCTGCTGAGTTTATCGGCCCCGCCCCTACCCGCAGCCTTAGCAGCCAGGGTAAATAATTTCCGGCGGCACGGTCACGAGCTAAGTCGGAGCGCCCGTAATTAAAGTTCTGTAGATCGACGTTAGTATTAACACGAGCAACATTCGGAGAAGCTGGCTTGTTGTATTCTCCAAATGTAAATACAGACTGAGAACCTACACTTTCAGACCCGACCAACGGAATGGTGAAGTCCGTGTTTTGTGGGGCGATGCCGCTCCAGCTTGGGGCAATAATGCTGTCAACCAATGCCTGCCTAAGTGGGCCTGCTGTTGCGCCAGTTTCTGGGTGTACTGGGTCTTTAAGCAGGCTCGCGTTGCGCATCATTGTTGAGTACAAGTTGTACCAACTGGCGCCGTTTGTAAAGTACCGGTTTTTGTACTGGTTTGCTTTACTTAGATTTATTTGCCGAGATACGGCATTGACCCAAGGCAGTACGTTTGCCCCAAGAGCCTCAAACTCTAAGTGCTGGTAGTCCCTAAAGCTAAGGTCTGGTACATGCCAGTCCCAGCCACGAGCTTCGCAGTCTGCAATCATTGAAAGAATCTGGTTACGCACTACTGCAATCGCGGCATCATCTGCTGAGGTGTATGGGTAGGCGTTTGATATGTCATTGCCGTAACACAAAAACACCACCATGGTTTTTGAGTTGTACGGTAGAGGCGTTGATCCGCCTGTCGAGTATTTGCTAAGAATAGTGCTATCCCAAGCTGATTTTGCGGAACCATTAGGGCGACCAGAAACAGACTCGTTGTAGAGTGTTACCCGACCGGCCGCTGCTGGAACTGTGGTTGCAATGCGACTGTATAACTCTGTTGTTCCAAAGCCGTCATAAGTCCCCACTTCAATACTCGCGCCGATAAGCACAAGATGCTCAACAGGCAAGTAGCTTGATCCAAGCAAGCTCTGCACACCCAAATAAGCAGCACTCAACTGCGTCCCACCAAGATACATCTTTGTGACCGGCGTTGAGCCAAGATAGATTGGCGGCATGGCTTACCCCGCAACCACGTAAAGGACTTCGGGGTCTTTGACAGCCAGTGCGTCATATTGCGCTTGCGTGCCATTCCAAATGGTTTTTACAATCCCCCCGGTGAGTGGATTAGTACTAGCAGTTACAGTATCCGCTACATTGAACTTATTGGTAGTATCATCACTGTACTCCACTGTCGTATTACCGCCTATGTCTGTATAGACTTCTTTAACTATTTTAGTTGCCATATTATCCTATTTGTGAAAGTAAAGTAAGTGAAGTAAGTGACTTGTAATTAATTACAAGTCAACTGTAAGTTATCTAGCAGCTTCCCTAGCTGACACATCTTGAAGCATAGACCCTGCACTACTAGGAGTTCTATCTCCTGTTAATGAATGATTCCACACTTGAGTTGATATGTTAATCAAGTCCTGCTGTGTAATACTGCTAGTAGAAAGTACATTATACATTGCAGTTAAGTCAGAAGCAATAGTACTGATACCTGCTGTAATATCATAACTGAACTGAATATCCTTAAAGGTACCGGTTCTAATATTATAAGCAGCATCTACATTTTGACCAACTGCTGAATAGATCAAGTAATAAGAATTAAATGAGTTATCAGATAGTGCTCTAATGTTGTACTGAATGTTCAATGCTTGACTAACCTGACCGGCATTTATAATCTCGTACAATGATTCAAGATTAGTACCTGCATTGGTTCTGATATTGTAATCAGCGGCTGTAGTATTACTTGCTGTAGTTCTAATGTTGTACTGATTAACTTCATCTGATTGAATGCTGTTCTGAATATTGAAATTATAAGTACTTGAAGTATTTACACTTGATCTAATGTTATAGCTTTGAATTAAATCAGAAGCTAACGGTCCAAAGATATTGTACAAAGTACTAAAATCAACTTGAGTAGCATTGCGGATTAGATATGAATACCCTGAATCTGCTAATGCATTTGCTCGAATCAGATAATTAACTACTTCATCATTAGATGCTGAGGTTCTAGTATTGAAACTAGAGGTAATATCAGAATTAGCAAATGTACGAATCAAGTACTGATTTAAATCATCAGAAGATGCAATTGTTCTAATGTTGTAGCTAGCACTCCTATCTGAACTCAATGAAGAATTTATGCTGTATTCAAAAATAGCATCTTGAATAGCTGACGTTCTGACTGAGTAATTAATAGATAAATCTGTAGTACTTGAAGTGTTGATTAAGTAGTTAACTAAGCGGTCCGAATCAACTGGTGTAGTTCCAGTGGATACAAAGTCATCAACCCAAATGTACTCTGTTTGATCTTCTAAGATTTGCCAAGGATTAGCAGAAATACTTTTAATTTCTTCGTTAGAAAGGGCGCGGTTCCAAGAAGCTGCAAAGTAAGTATTTCTATCGTACCCTTCACTTGTGCCATTACCCCTAGAACCAATAGCAGTATACCTACTTGGAGAACTTTGTGTAATAGCCGCAATACCTACAACTGCGGAATTTAATAATAAACCGTCTTTATATATACCTAGAACATTCCCAAACCTTGTCCCTAGCCATACATGAGAATTACCGTCAATGGCTCCGGAGGACGCTACACCTGTTATTCCTGATGTACTAGCATTATAAGTAAAAAAACTAAAACTTCCAGACGACCCTGATGCTAGGGAATCGGCATTCGCTGCTAAACCACCTTGTGCAAACGGTGCGCCCCCTGCATCATTCTTTTGAAAAAATATGTGCTGAACAGACGATGAGAATGTAGGATCGGCTAGAACAACCATAGTGAAATCACCAGAACCATCTTGATTACTAGTTGTAATAAATTGTCGGTTCCATTCTAAATTCTGTTGGTCTAAACTAGACTTAACCCCTTTTCCTATACTTCCAATAGATACTGTTGTATTGTCAACAATTGGTTTAGTTCCTGTTATTATTTCAGAGCTTGGTTCGGAAGCATTCCATACAAAAGCTAAATCTTCTGTAATTGGATTAGACCAATTTACATTAGTTAATTCTTGAGGTTGGCTTGTTCTTGTAACCTTACGTTCAATCCAAGCCATATCATGCGCTCACTGAATTAGACATCTCACTCAAGTACGCTTCACAAGATACAGCATTTGTGGTATTTCCATTTACTTCAACTTCAATGTGCATTACACCAGCAGGTACATTGTAAGTCCACTCCCCAATTACACCTGACACTAATCCGTTACCAACTTTGTAGACTGTTTTCCAATCAGTACCTGCACTTGCTGCTGCTGGGGTAGTTCCCACATTATGAGAGATTAAAATACGTGCTTCAGCTTCAGCACCTAGCGTACCAGTATTAGTTAACTTAATAGTCAACATACCACCCATTGCTGTACGCATGTCAGCAGTACCTCTAGTAAAATTACCCGTACCTGCTGCATTACTAGAACCAGTTGCAATTAAAGTCTTGACTGCTTTTGTTAGTGTAGTTGTAGTCATTAGATTCTCCAAGTTCCATCAGTGTTTTTCATGTGTACTTCAATCTCTGATGTACTTACTTCGTCTTTAATATACCCAAGTGCTTTAATTGCATCTGCTTCTTCCTGAGATAGTACAGAAGGAACCATCATTTGAATACCAGCTTGTGATGCTTGTAAAGATACATCAAAGGATTCATTAGCTAGTACATGCTTCAAGTGCCTAAAATCAGGAGCATTATCAATTACGTCCAAGAAAGCATTAGCACTTGCTAAATCAAGTAAACCAAGGATAGTCCCTTTACCAATCTTTGTAGGAAAAGGTTTAACCCTTCCTTGGTTTACAGTCAAAGCGATTAAATCAAGATCATGACTCATTAAGAGTTCATCAGTGCACTTACTTCTTAGTTCTTCGTATAAAGTCATGATATTTCCTTAATTAAGGGTTAGTGTCGCCTTGGACGCGCAGTGTAAATGAGTCAGCAGCAGCAGGTGCACCAGCAGTAACAGTACGACGAATCCAGATGGAGTAGTGTTGAGTAGCTGGAATATCACCAAGGGTTAAACCGCTAGCGAATGAAGATGGATTACTGAAAGTAACACCAATAGGTGCTGTATTTTCATCAGCTACAGTTTGTTCAGTAGCATTTAAGCCAGCAGTCCCTAAACCAATAGCAGCATCAGTACTTGCGCTTGGCGTATTAGCTTGAATCCAAAGTTTAGCACCAAGTAAAGTCAAAGTAGCGTGAGTGTTATTGACGTAAACGCAACGGTACTCAATATCACCAGAAGTAGCTTCTGCACTTGATACATCGTCAAGTAGATTGGTACTAGCATCAGTAGTGCTTCGGACACCACCTAGACTCAAGTTAGGGTTAGTATTAGAAACACCACCTGATAGTTTATATTTAATGTCAGTAGAGATAATAGCCATGTTGGTATCCTTTTAAAATTATTAAGTTAAATCCTGCATCTTTGAATCAGCATCACCTTCTACGATAGTGCCTTCAAATACTGGTGCGAATTTAGTTTTCTTGTGTCCTAGAGGTGGCTTATAGCTCTCTACTTTAATTTGATTAGTCAATGGGTCAAGAGTACCCACTAAGCAATGCAGAATGCCCCAATTGATTCTGCTTCTTCGGAAGATTAAATATGTCTCTTCTCCGGGTGGTGATTTCTTGAGCCACTTAGGGATAGCAAAGAATAAACAATTGCTTTTCTTAGGTGGTATGATTTCTTCTTTAGTATCATTAGGTTCCATTAGGAATCCCTCTAGTTATCTTTCATTTAGGAGTAAACCAGTGAATATCTGTTAGTCCAATCTGTCTCGTAATTAGTTACAATGTATTTCTTAGTCCCAGGAGGTGAAACTGAATAATCAACTCTAGTGATCTTAGAAGCAAAGCCAACATAAGCAAAGGTGCTATCGCTGTAGTCAGTATCAAGGATTGGTTCTGAAGTACCTCCACCAGTTCCGGGTATTCCCGGTGGACCTTGGATACCTACTTCAAGTAATTCTTGACTTATCTGTACTTCTTGAATAACCTCTGTTAAAACTGTAGTTAAAATAGAAGTATCCTGAGTAGAATCTAGGACTTCGTACTGAGTGATTACTTCCTGTATTACTTCTTGATTTTCAGTCAATACAACATCAGTAATACAAGTCATTACGCTTCCTTGGTTACTGCTTGTTTAACTAAAACAACACCTTGTAGTAATCTACGTGAAGTACCGTCACTGAAGTAAATCTTCAGGTCATGCACTGCTGTAGATGTAGGCAATGTACTTGTCAATTCATCACTGATAGTAAGCACCACAGTACCCAATGCTGCACCAAGGGTAATCATTGAGTTCTCAGTAGTTAATTCCAAGATAACTGTACTTGAACTAGCGGTAGGTCTAATCTGCATCTTGGCAGTACAACCAGTAAGATTAACAGGAAGTGCAGGATCACCTGTTTTCCATGTAAATGATTTACTGAATGTACTGCCTTGGTCTATTTCTAGGGTTACGTTAAATGCTGTCATAGTTAACCTACATTCTCTGCGTTATTTGAACTTGTATCAGTACCACTTGGGTTAGTTGCGGTGCCTTCACCTGCTGTAGCTAATCCATCTCCTGAACGACTTGTATTGCCAGTAAGAATCTCTGTCTGGACTTCCATATCAATAGGTAGTTCATCAATACCTAGTGAATTACGAACAGAGTTAAGAACTTCACGATCTAACTCAAGTAACCCTGTACTGGAGTAACGCTGGAATGCTTTTGATACACTTTCCAAATCAGTAGAATCAAGACCATCAAAATCAAGAGTACCCATGCGCTCTAGATTCCAATTATTTAATTCGTATGTTTGTCTAATAAGATCACGGTTAAGAACTTCTGCAATCATCTTAATCATTGTTTCAGCAGCCATACCAGTCATTGTATTCTTCAAGGAACCAAGAGCAAATGAACCAACTTGAGTCTGACCCATAGACGTTACTTCGCTGAAGAGGGATGTAACAATTAAATTCTTGTAATAGTCCTTGATTTTATTCAAATCAAATGCTTTCTTACCATCAACTGAAAGTAGCTCTAACTTAAACAAGGGTTGTTTGCTTATTTCATCATAAACATTGGGTAAAATAATCGCTGACTGCTGATTCATCTGCAAGTTACGCATAGCTGACTCGTAATAAGCCTTGATTGCTTTTTGCGAAGGACTTGCATCTTCACTTAAATACTGAGGGGGAATACTTAAGATAGGTAACCCATTCAAATCCTTGGATACACCTGTAGCCTCTAAATCCTCAAGTGCTGTAAGGAATCTCCATGCTAAATAAGCATCTCGAAGTGGCGACTTACCGAATGGGTCACCTCTGTGTTTACCTGATCGGAAGTGCAGAACTTTACTCATAGGTAAGGTTACTTCATTGTTTAACCTTTGACTGAATCTATTGTAGTTATCGTCAACACCTGAAAGATTCTGCTTTACACCAACTAAGTCATTACCATCTTGACTGAAGATAAACTTCTCAATAGTCTCTTGAGAACGAATAGGTAATTTCTTCCATCCTATAATACCGTCATTGTACTTAGAGCCATTACTTCTGAATCTCTTGCGGTACACCTTTTCATGCACTGAGAACCCATATAGGTTCATTGAAAGCACATCACGAATGAACTCAGGCCACGTACCTTCCATATCGTGCATCATTTGCTCAATAACTAAGCACTGATTCTTCTCTTCCTCGGTAGCATCTTTAGGAGGCAACATAGACCACGTAGCTTTACCGATTAAGTTATCAAATAAAGTCAACGCTGAATTAATTGAAGAATGGTAGGACATATTACGGTACGTCCTGATACTGTATGGAAAGTTAAGTTCTTTCTTTAGTTCTTCATTGGACACACCACTGAATATAGACAATCCAAGATACCCTGCTTCGGACATTTTGAATCGTTCTGGGGTGTCCATTACTGAGGTATTCTTTTTTGTTGCCATTTGGCTCCTTTATATTCTTTAGTGCGTACTATCTAACTGAATAATTAACTAATTAACTAATTAAAAGTTGAAAGTTGGCAATGATTGAAACGATTGCATTGGGGTGGTACTTGAATTGAAATTAAGACTGACTGGAGATACGCTAGACGCTACATTAGAAAGTGAAAAATCATTTAACTCGTGATCTTTGTTTAACAAACTAAAGCAATCACTTATGCAATCTGCTTGGTCGTCTTTATGTTTTACATTGCTACCAAATATCTCTAATTCATCAAAAAGAGCTTTATTCCAATCAGCATTTACAACATTAACAAAACCAGCTTGAGCCACACTACTGAAAGGAGCAAAGCGGTTAATCTTGGACTTAACTGGACGCTGTAATCTGCAAATAAAACCCATTTCAGCTAAACGTCTTTGTAAGTCTTTAGCATATGCTCCTGCTGCTGCATTTGGGTCTTGAGGAATTGATACGATAACATCTGAACCGTCATTAACAGCAGTGGAGAATATTAATTTTTCAACAGCATGGGCACGATCTCTAATACCTACGACATCTTCAATTGTATAAATATTTGATTTATCTTTAGACACTAAAACGCCGCGCGTCCAGTCTGGATTAGGATACTGCTCAGACGGTTGTGAAAATGCAAAATCCCAAGCCCTAACTCTTTTCTTAGCTAACGGATTAGGGTAGTCAACCATTCCCACCCATTCACGCTTAAACAGCCCAGACGCTTCAGACCTCGCGTACCATGAGCCAAGTAAGAGTCTTTCCATCTCAACCCTTGGAAGGGCTTTTAACTTAGAAAGATATGTTGGGTCAGCCTTCATTAAAGGAGGATTGTCTAGTATAGACCCCGGTACATAGACAAATGACAAAATACCTGACTCATCTCCAGAACCGTATATTGCTTCTAATTCTTCTCTACTGTCGGCCCATACCATGTTTCCACCTTGGACTTGAAGCATATAACGGGTAGGGTAGTGTTCCTTACGAATAGGAATCCCTCTTTCGTCTAATGCAAACTCAACCCAATGTCGAATAAAACTGTCGTAGTCAGGATTACCTGTGGCTACTACTTGTTTCTTGTAATCAACAGATGTTGAGCGTAAACGAGATAACAAATACATGACATTTTCTTGCTCAAGCTGTTGTATCTCGTCAAAGCCTATAAAAGTTAGTTCTGCCCCCTGAAAATTATACTTATCAGATGGGTTATCTAGGTAAGCAAATTTTAAAGTAGCACCAGAACTGAAAATTAACTCTAAATCTCTATTTTTAATTCTAAGTTTAGGGTCAACTTGTTTGTAAAGATTAATAGCAGAATCAAATAACCCACCGGGATTTGAGATTTGCTTTGTTGTTCTTCTAAAGATTACACCCCTTGTCCTAGGGTGGTGACAAAATTTTAAAAATGAACCAAGTAAGCAATGACTCTTACCTGCTCCAGCCGCCTTTCAGTTTTGTACTCGCTAGTGTACTTCCACCATTTCTGATGTTGTCGGACTATATCTTATGCAATTAAGCATCCTACTGTTTCGAGTTCGCTTGAACCCTACGCCTTACGGCTAGTCTCTACACACGCCAAAGGCCAAATAAATGGCCTTCGCTTGGCTCGGTATTGCCCTCGACTCTACGTTAGGGTTTCACCGAATTAAATAGGTTTTAAACGGAGGCGCGTATGTCCACCACCGTAGAATGTAATGTCAGCTTCACTTAAAAGGAATTGCTGCTGTGCTTTACTTGCTGGACTGAATACAATATTCTCCATGAGACTCCTATTCTATAGTTGTTGCTCTGGATTTATTATTTACAATCCGGTGCATTTGTGATAAACCACGGTTGAACTTGGTAGCCAATTTAGCAAATGTCCAACCTTGTGAGCGAAGCAATTTAATTTCATTAACTTCGTCCTTGGTTAAGATATTTTCAATAACTGTACCTTTATTTTTTAGCACTCTTGCTGTGGTACGAGGAATTACACTTTTTGAAATTCTTCCTGCTGTACGTTCACTCATATTGAACATTTTAGCTAATGTAAAAAGACTAACAGAGTTGTCCTTGTAGTAATCGTGAACTTCTTGCTTGAATTGTTTTGAGAACTTTGTATGTCCCCTTAGTTCTAGTAAATCAAGTTTAATGGCGTGACTCATTTGTTCAGAAGATGTAGCCCACTCTAAGTTTGACATTTTATTATTTGTTTTATCGCCATCAATATGATTTACAGTTGGCTTATTCTCAGGGTTATCAATAAAAGCTAATGCAACAAGCCGATGCACACTAGGGTGGCAGTGTTTTTCATTTGCTGTTAAGTGTAAGCATTTATAACCTGATTTACTTGTCTTTTGTTTCAAAATACGTCCACATAAAGGAGCAAAAGAACTGCCTTTACTCTTTCGCATACGTGGCATTGACTTAATGACACCATGACTACTCACTTGATAGTGACCTTCGTATCCTGTAATATCTTTCCAAACCTCAAATAAGTCAGTAAAGAAACCCTTAGAAAACGGTTTGTATAATTTCATTTTGTTACCTCTTAATACTCACTAAGTAACCAAAGGAAGATAGGTGAGGAGTCTATCTTGTCGGGTGCCCCCTATCCTTGGCTTAAACCTCTATTTTAATCTTCTTTTTGCACTTGTGGGATGACATGCAGACTAAATGTTGGAGCATTACTTTGAATCTCAGTTCCTTCAGCATCTTCATCCCCATCATAAGCGTCTTTCAAAAGTTCCTTATAAACAGAAATAAGTAAAGCACTGGCTTTTAGTTTATTAGCATCGTTGGATTCATCATTCTTCATAATCCTAGCTGCAGTCATAATACTGTCGCTCATATGAGGTTTAATCTTTCTAAGAAGTGAAATCAACTCTCGTTCTTTTAAAGACCTTCTGGACATTTCAGCAGAACCTTTAATGCGTCCTGAACGATTAATGTTTTCATCCACTTCGCCATTATTATCTTTTCTCGCCTTGAACACCATATGTATTCTCCTTCGTCTTTCACATGGTATTCCAAGTGATATTAAATATGTGCTGGTTATGACTCCAGCGATAATCTTACGTGTTATCCAAATCATGTACGCTTATATTTAGCAGTGAACTTGGCGGATCACTGTA